GCTAAAACTGAACCGATTGGCATTTTATACCTCTTTAATCAATATTTTATCTATTTTATCTGCATTTGTTTCATTTGTAGCATGAATACAGTACCAAACGCAGTCCTCTAACGCTAAAATTGCATGATTTACGCCTGCTTTAATCTCAATACAAGCAGGGGAAACATATTTATTGGAGTCATTATCTGTAGTCACAAGCACAGAACCTTTAGCCAGTAGGCTTAAATGACTGTAATGGTGCTGGTGTGACATAGCTGTATAGCCTTTAGGAATACGCATTTCTTTAGCGTATAAGCCATCAGAAAAATGATGAACTGTGCCTAAATCGACCTCAAATGTGCCAAGCGTTTTCTTAGCGAGTTCAGTAATACTAGACATTGTAATAAGGCACTTTAAAGGGTTGACCATTAACTGTTACGTTAATAAAGCCAACAGGGTTAGCTGGTAGCGTTCCTGATCCTGCTGTTGCGGATGTGGATGATGTGTAATTTAATAAATTAAGCAAATATTGCTGCCATGAGCGACTAGGGCGTTTTGTAGCCTCATCTAAGAACTCAGTCTGCGGATAGGGATTGCCTTCGCCAGCGCCAAAGATTACGTTAGCCATTAATTTTCACCCTCGCTACCTTTTAAGTTAGCAGACACGATTACGCATTTAACTGGATCTGTGACCACGACTTCATAGATACGATCTCTGGCTGTGCCCAATCTGCGCCAAATTGCACGATTCTTATACTTGCCTTGTTGACCAAGACTTTGCCAGTATTCTCTTGACCAAGTAGAACCACCATCGTTTGACCATCTAAGCATAGCTTGTGGGTTAGTCAATGTAGGATTAGCGTTATCAGATGATCCTAAAACATCAATTACTGGGTAAGGAATTGTCAAAGTAGCGTTAGCACCAATGGTATAAGGTGTGCCAATATAGTTATAAGGATCTATTGAAAAGCCACTTATGCCTACACCAGGCTGAAACTGAATCTGTAATTCGTCAAAATACTGACGTTGTAAATCAGTCAGAATATGGGGCGCTCTACGCAATCTGCGTATTTCATCACCATTATCGGTATAGTTTTCAGGATCTAACTCATATAGATTACCGTTTTGATAATCTCCTACGATTACGACATTATTAAATACAGCAGCGCAATTAGATCGATGGCGATGGTAGACGTTATTAGAATCAACATATAACCATTTATGCCATAACTGAGTAGTTGCATCATAAGCCCAAGTTATATCAATTGTAGGGAAAGTCACTACATAGACTTCATGACCTTCTAGTTGATAGGTATAAGCAATAGCATCATCAATCTTTTGATTAACTAGGGTATTTTCTACGGCATGGGTAGAAATACGAGTAGGCATATAGCCATTCATAATCATAATTTGACCTTGACCTCGAATATTACGAGATACATAGGCAAATGAATTAGCTACTCTAGCTACTGATTGTGCTGCTGCAATACCATGCTGACTTGATGAGCCAGGAATACGCTGGAAAGCAAAGGGAAATGTTCCTTGATCTGCCCATACTTCGCTAGATTTTTCACCTAATAAATAGACTTGACCGTGATCTGCAATCAACGATACAAGATTATCAGGGGCAGTAAACTTAGCGGCAAAGCTCAACGGCTGGGTAATAGGGGATAAAACACCTGATGCTGCCCATTGTTGAGTATTAGGATCGTTATAGATAAAATAGTTATCAACAATGTCTACAATATTTGCGCCTGTAAAAGCGCCATCCGTTGTAGGCAAAGTAGCAAAATTAAGCGCATACATTGTTTCTGAGCTAACAGTCTGAGCTACAGGGTTTAATGTATAAGTACCTATGCCGCCTGTGCCTGTGCCTAATGCAGTAATAATGCTATTAGCAGTAACACCTACGCCTTGAATAGTCTGCCCTACATATAACGTGCCAGAGCTTACTGCGCTGACAGTTAAAGTGGTTACTAATGTGCTTCCAGAGCCTGTATAAGCAATTGAGCCTGTAAAAATAGCGCCAGCAGCACTAGAATTTATTGCTGTGCTTGTAACTGTTTGAGATAAGTTTACTGTCCAGCTAAATCCACTACCACCTGTAATAACTGTTTCAGGCAATACTCCTAGACCAAATACTTGCTGACCTACTGCGACTGTGCCTTGGCTTAACTGTGTAATATTTAACGTTGTACCACTAATTGAACCTTGAAAGTTTGCAGTTGCAGGCGTACCAATTTTGTAAGAATAGCGATTTGCGCCATCTACAATGTATACATATACACCATTATCTGTAAGACTTACAGGGCCTGTGCTGGTTTGCAATTGACCAATTACGGATGGTTTTAAGGCAGAGTTTAAAGAATAAACATAAGGGCCACAAACCGCTATTAATTGACTGCCACCAGAAATAGTACGCAATCCTCTTACGGCTGCTTGTGCAGGCAATACAGCTTGCAAAGTTAAACCTGGCGTAGGATAAAGCGCTACAACACCACGTTCGCCTTGACCCTTTGTAGGATCAACTTCAGGCCTCCAATTGATACACTCTTGTGCATCTTGGTAAATAGATGGTGCTGTATACGATGCGCCTACAAAGCCAAAGTCTGCCATTATCTAAAGAACCCCCCGCTCAAGATCCAGCCTGCGTCCTTTTGCCTGCTTGACAACATAGCATCAGCAAAACGAGCAGATTGAACAGGGCGCATATTAGTGCGTTTAATCGTTGCTTTAGCTTGTGCAGCATAAGCAGCAATCATTGAGATTTGAGTTTGTGAAGCTTTGCCATACATCGGCATTAGGCGTTCAGCCAAACACCAGCGCATTGCCATGTTATAACCTTGTGGTAACGGAATATCGTCAGTCAAAGTTAAGAACGTGGTAAATACGGTGTCTGCAAACATGTGCATTTCACCTTGGGCTGGATTAGGCCATACATAAATGTTACCTAATACTTCGGATGGCTGGTAATACAACGCTTTAGGCCAAGGGCCATTTAACGTCTTTAAACCAATCATTTCGTAATCTTCTACGTTCAGAATGGATACAGGGTAATCCAAACCACCATTTACGATAGGTACGCCATTTGAATTGGTGTTAATGCGAACAAATGAAGAATAGATTGATAATGGGCGCTGATAATATAAAGTAATAGTAGTAGAGGCAACAGTTTGTGAAAAGTTAACCTTATAAGTTCCTGCTTCATTAACATTATTGCCTGCTCCTGTTAAAAAGCCTGTAATGGTAGTGCCAGGTGTAATGCCTGTACCACTTAGGGTTTGCCCTAATACCACGGCTCCTGAGTTAATCCCAGTTACAGTCAGAATATTTCCTGAAATTGATCCTGTGATGCTTGCGTTGATGTTACCGCCTGGGCCAATCGTATATTGTGTTTGCCCTGCAACAATCGGAAATACAATCTCAGACTTATAAAATACCATCATGTCCTCGTTAGACCATTGATCTAACAAGTCGTTAAGCATATCAAAAGCATCTTGAGCAGCTTCAGGAGTTGGGGTTTCCCCTGCCTCTAGCGCACCGATGTCTTTTAACGCTCTACTGATAATGTCTATGGGTTTTGCCATGTTTTACTCAAATAGTTGGTTTAAAGACAGGTGGATTCCAAGGTAAATAAGACTTATTGCTGTTTTTTAGGCTTGCAATTTGTTTATCTAATCCTGATTTTATCGTGCTTACGCCATCTTGAATAGACTCTTTTTCTATCCATTGGGCAATATCTTGCTCTTGCACTTGGTCAAAAGCCTTTTTAACGATCTTATCTGAGAACCACCAATTACCCTCAGTTTCAACGCTGACATCCTCATCTGTAGCTGTGACGTGATATTTAGCATGAATAATAATGCCTTCTTCAGCAGTAATCTCGCTAATTTTCCATTGATAAATTGTCATGCTGTATATGTTCCGCTAGATGTGAACTTCATAATAGTGTTAGAACCGCTTGTAGTAACGGTAGGTGAGCCTGTTACTGTGCCTGTGTAGTTAGCTGTAGGTACAGAAATAATAACGACTCCAGAGCCACCTGAACCAGCTCCAAAGCTAGTTTGTGTTGCGCCACCGTTATAAACAAGGGCTGTATCGCCACCACCGCCACCGCCAGTATTAGTAGATCCTGATGTAGCTGCTGTTGCGCCTGTACCTGGTGTGTTTTGTGTACCAGCAGTACCGCCATTACCTCCACCGCCTGTACCACCTGAACCAGGGTTAAAACCGCCTACGTTTGATGCTCCACCGCCACCACCGCCAGCATACGTTACGCTTGAGCCTGTAATAGAAGAAGCTGTACCAACACCCCCGTTACCGCCTGTGCTAGATGTTGTGTCTGCGCCTACTGCGCTTGCGCCACCGCCACCACCGCCACATTGTGCTGACCCTGCGCCTGAACCACCATTGAAGCCTTGTCCGCTAGTTCCAGCTCCACCGCTATTGCCTGTAGAACCTTCACCGCCACCACCTGAACCGCCTGATCCACCCAATCCGCTACCAGATTGACCACCACCATAACCACCACCTAATGATGTGACGTTGCCTGTAATAGAGCTATTGTTTCCTGCTGTTGCTGAAGCACCTCCAGCACCTACGACAATAGAATAAACAGTAGATGGCAAGAATGTTAATGAGCCTGTTAATAGACCACCAGCACCGCCACCACCACCTCCACGATAGCCAAAGCTAGAGCAGTTACCACCACCACCACCGCCAGCCACCACTAAATAAGTAGCTGTGTAGTTTGATTCGCTTACGGTTGTAAATTTGACCCAATTACCAGCTTGATAACCTTCATAAAAACCACCGCCATCAGTATTAAAGCGAAATACGCCTGTTGTAGGGCTTGCAGTTCTTTGTGATGTATTGCCTTTAGGAATTTGTAATTGACCTGTGCCGCTCAATGTAGGCGTTCCTGTAACTGTTAAATTAGTAACAGTTAGGTTATTAGAAGAATCTTGTATTAAAAGTGTTCCATTCGTAGCAGGAACAGTTAAATTGATTGTGCTTGCTGTATTAGCACCTGTTAAGGTAATCGTACCGCCTGCGTTTGCTTGAAAGACTAATTGTGACATGACTTATCCTTATGCCGTATATGTACTGCTAGTTGTAAATGTGTGAATTGTGTAGCCAGCAGCAGTTGTTACAGTTCCACCAGTTCCTCTTTGTGAACCAGCATAAGAAATAATAACTATTCCAGAACCGCCATTACCTCCAGAATAAGTAACTGCAGTACCAGCAGGACAACCAGCACCGCCACCACCGCCACCTGTGTTTGCTGTGCCAGCATTTCCATTTCCAGAACCTCCTGCACCGCCTCCACCATTACCGCCTGAACCAACTCCATTTCCCCATGCTTGACCACCACCACCGCCACCAGCGTAATAAACAGCAGTACCGCTTATAGAATTAGAAACTCCAACTCCACCAGAACCAGAAGTTCCATTTGTTACAGCATTACCACCTACTGCGCCAGCACCACCACCACCGCCAGCGTAAATAGAAATTGAACTACCACCATTTCCACCAGCGTAACCTTGACCAGCAGTTCCTGCTGCACCTGAATTTCCAGGTGAATAACCACCACCGCCACCTGAACCACCTGATGTTGGTGAAGAATATCCACCAGAAGAAGAATTGTTGTATGCCCCTACACCACCTCCAATAGCAGTTTGTAACAATGCTACAGAATTAGAGCCATTTCCAGGATTTGTTGATGTAACACCACCAACACCACCTGCGCCAACTGTTATTGTATAAACTGTTCCAGAATTTACTGAAGTACTGTTAGAAAGCAAACCACCAGCGCCTCCACCACCGCCAACAGTATTATTGGCGTAAATTTGACCACCACCGCCACCACCAGCAACAATTAAATAATTAACTGAGTAAGAGTTAGAAGCTACTGAAACCCATCCTGCACCACTTCCAGCATATATTTCATACGCAGATAAAGTGGTGTTATATCCTTGCTGACCAGCAACAGGGCTTGACGGTCTACCAGCAGTAGTCCATGTAGCAGGGCTAATACCATTAGTACCGTCAATAATTACAGACATTAGACTACCTCAACCCAAGATTTAGTGGCTTCATCCCATTTGTATGGTTTGCCGTCTGTTGGCATGGCTACAGGCGCTTCCCATGTCCATTTAGGAGCTTTAATAGTCCAACTTGGAAATGGTTGTGGCGCATAAAAAACATCATGTGTTTGGTCGTATGTATAACCAATGCCAGCATAGTTACCACGCAAAGCAACGCCACCATCTTCGTTACCATCTGCTCCATAATGTTTTCCGCCACGAGTGTTGTAACTTGTTTGAATCCAAGTGCCAGGTGATGTATCTATAAAATGATTAAAAAAATCGGCTTCAGCCACAATTACTTGTGTAACTTTGCCATCTACTACTTTTGCATAATGTCCCATGTAAATCTCCTAATTAAGCTGTGTATGTACTACTAGTTGTAAATGTGTGGATTGTGTATCCTGCGGCTGTAGTTACTGTACCGCCTGAACCACGCTGAGAACCTGCATAAGAAATTACAAATATTCCTGAAGCGCCATTACCTCCAGCTTGGTTAAATGTAGATGGGTTAGCTGAACCACCGCCTCCGCCTCCGCCAGTATTTGCTGTTGCTGCATTACCAGCACCACCTCCTGATGCTCCAGCATTTGCGCCGCCGCCTGATCCACCTAATCCTACAGTTCCACCGTTGTATGTGCCGCCACCACCGCCACCAGCATAATAAGTTGGCGTTCCTGATATTGATGAAGAAACTCCAATACCTCCGTTTCCTCCAGCAGTAGTTGTTGCTGTAGCGCCACCAGCACCAGCACCACCACCGCCACCACAACCATAATTAGGGCTTGTATTACCGTTTCCACCAGCGTTGCCTTGACCAGAAGTTCCAGAACCACCAGCTCCTGAGTTGTAACCTCCGCCACCGCCTGAACCACCACTTCTTCCAGCTCCATTGGCTGATGCGCCACCACCACCACCTACTGAAGTTTGTAATAAACCAGTAGTGTTTGAGCCTGAAGCTCCATAAGTAACTGTATCGGCAGCACCAGCTCCTCCAGCTCCAACAGTAATTGTGTAAACCGTTCCTGAATTTACGCTAGTTGTGCTATTTAAAAGACCTCCAGCACCACCACCTCCACCAGCAGCATAGTTTCCTGAGCCTAAATTAACTGCGCCACCACCGCCTCCACCAGCTACAGAAAGATAATTTACAGTATAAGAATTTGCTGCCACAGCAACCCAACCAGCTCCACTACCAACATAAACTTCATAAGCAGATAAAGTGGTATTAAAACGAGTCATTCCAACAACAGGAGTGCTAGGTCTTTGTGCAGTAGTACCTGTAGGCACAGTCAAAGCGCCTGTAGTGCTAGAAGCATCAATAATCCCTGAAGAAGCAGTCAAAGCTAATGTGCCAGAGGTGTCCCCTGACATATTTAATGCTGTTCCTGTAGTAGTTCCTGCGGATATAGTAGATGCCATTATGTACCCGAAGTTGATGCCAATAAGTAATAAGTTGTGCCATTGATAACAATAGCAATTTTATTAGTTACTGTATTTGTGGTTGATGAAGTTACAGAAGTAGGCAAAGTAATTGTTGTGCTGCCAGCGACCGCTGGAGCAGACATAGTTACGCTACCCGAAGTATCTCCACTTATAACAATAGAACTCATAGAATTATCCACCGTGAGCCAGCAGGAACAGTAATACTTGTGCCTCCAGCAGTTGTAAATGGCCCAACGCTCATCGCATTGTCCCCAGTAGGTATTGTATAAGAAGTTGTGTTGGTATTGGCGTTTAAAACCAAACCATTAGATGCTTGCAATTGTGGCGCAGATAATGTGCCAAGGCTAGGGTTATAAGTGTATTTTGTAGAGCTTGTGTACTCGGTACTGACTGATCCGCTTGTTGCGCTTGAGAACAAAGGGTAACGAGTCGCATTGGTCGTTGTATCGTCAGAAATCGTTAAACCGCCAGCAGCAGCAGCCCAAGTCGGTACACCAGCAGCTAGGGTTAAAACATAACCGTTAGAACCAGCAGCAAGGAAAGTGGTTGCTCCTGATCCAGTTTGATAAGGAACAGAACCGTTAGCACCGCCAGCCAAGTTTGTTGCTGTTGTAGCAGTAGTCGCAGAAGTGGCTGAAGTCGCTGTTGCAGCATTGCCACCAATTGACAAGCTAGAAGCCGTACCTGTAAGCCCTGTGCCAGCACCGCTAAATATAGATGCTGTAAGCGTTCCTGTGCTTGGGTTGTACTGATATTTAGTCGAGCTTGTATATTCAGTCGTAACTGAACCAGAAGTGGCATTAGCGAATAAAGGATAACGAGTTGCATTAGTAGTAGTATCGTCACTTAGAGATACACTTCCAGCAGGAGTTGTCCAAGTTGGTGCGCTAGTCCCATTACTGGTGAGAACTTGCCCTGTTGTGCCGCTTGATACAAAAGCAGTTGTGCCACTTGCAGATTGATAAGGCACATATCCAGCACCACCACCAGCCAAATTAGTAGATGTTGTAGCTGTGGTTGCTGAACCTACAGATAAAGTGCTTTGGGCTACATATTGCGGTGCAGATGCGCCAGCAGTTAAAACATAGTTTGTAGTACCTAAACTGAGAAATGTTGTAGCGCCTGATCCTGATTGATACGCAATAGCGCCAGCAGTACCGCCTGACAGATTAGTAGCTGTTGTAGCGCTAGTTACTGCGCCACTTACGATAGATCCTGAAATTGAAGTAATCCAGCTTGGATTTGAATAGCTACCAGTTGTATATACACCGTTTGTGACCGTTCCAGCATTTCCTGTAATGCCAATACCCCATGTGCCACTTGCGCCTGTGCCTGTCGTGCTAGGAGCGCCTAAAGTGTTGTATGAAACAGTTAACGCAGACGCACCATTAAAAGTTGACCCAGATGCTGCGCCAGCGCCACCATTATTGAATGTAAGGCTATTGGTTACAGATCCTGCGCTTGTAGCTGATGTTGCAGTTGCAGCATTTCCACCAATAGATAAACCACTTGCTGTGCCTGTTAAGCCAGTACCAGCACCACTAAATTGTGTTGTGGCAGTAATAGTAGTGCCAGAAATAGTAGAAGCAGCAGAAGCTCCAATAGTCGTACCATTAATTGA